CTATTTTCATTCGCTCTCGGACTTGGCATATTAACAAAGTTGAAATGATAAATTGATATTAAAACCTGAATGTGTCAACTATATTGTTTTTCCTTATTAACCGCCCATTTGCATCCCTTTTATTAACTACTGCAAACGTACACCGACATCTTATAACATCCACCGCTTTTGCCTGTGGATCATGCGGATGCTCTAATTCCGTTCCAGACCTGCTGTCTACAAACTTATCATTAAAATCCACCGTTTGCCCATCCAAATGCCAATGATCCGCGTTATCCTTTTGCCCATTGATAGGATTGCCCCTTGTTCTGTTGTCTTTTGCAGCAACCCACATCTTTTGCTTTTGAAATGGTGACTTATCAGCCCCTACAAAAGTACCTGCATGAATAGCACGCCCTACCTCCGTACGTGCAATAAGATCCGCCCTGTTCTGATTTAATCCCGGTACAATTTCACTTATATACCTTGCATAATCGTAATAACCCCACCCCTCCCGATTGCCCCGATCCAATATATCCAGCATCATGCCCCGGCTTGTTTGCACTATCTGTAAAACGCCCTGATTGTAAAAATTAGTACCCAAATACTCAAGTATCATTTGTACCCATTCTTCACTCGTTCCAAATTGCTTTTCTTTGCGTAAATTGTTATAATTATCCCTTGCATATTTAACGCCAACCTCCCTAATCAATTGGTTTAATGTTCCGCTAATCCCATCGCTAAAAAGCAGATTATTGACATACCTCCTTGCATCCTGTACACTATTTTGCAAAGCATCTTTAAACCCCTGCATATCCGATTGTAATGCACGGTAAAACTTGCCTTTAAACTTATTAATGTATTTAACGGCTTTATTCCTTTCCCGGTTCCAATATATTCTCCGTTGTCTTGCCGTCATATTTAGAGATGAAGTTAATCAGTTCTTTTGTAAAATGTCCCCGCCTTATTACCATCTTTCCATACTCATTAACGCAATTCTTTTCCTTTTCAGTTTCAGGGTATTTCCGCTTCGCTATACTTTGACAATATTTTTTAATTTCTGTTATATTCAAAATTTAAGATAAGTTCTGTATAAAAATCTATTGCAGAAATATTCATAAAAGCAGTAAAAATATCGCCATTTACAAACTGCCAGCCATAACCCCTAAGCCATATAATCGTTGTATTCTTCGCTGCTGTCATTACTTACATCTTCATTAGGTATATCAATATCTTCTATCAATCCGTAATTTCCAGTTATTAAATACTTATTGTGCATCTGCTCCGTTGTAACCTCAAAGCCTAATAATTGCCTGTATTCATTGCCAGTTATTGCACCCCTGTCAAACATACTATTGTAAACAGTTGACATCTTACTGTAGTCATCTTGCAATTCAGGTAAAGCGCTGAAATCAAAATCTAAATACTCACGGCTGCCAAACGATGGAACTAATACCCTGTTAAGTTCATCCCTCAAACTATTGCATAAAGGCATAATCAAATCAGTAACAAATTTCTTTTGAGCCCATTCTTTATTACTAAAAGATTGCCCTGGAACTAATATATCCGGATCCACACCCATAGCCATTGCAATACGCTCCATTGTCTTATCCTGACTATCTAAAAGCTGCATGTCTACTGAATCTTTACCAATATCCAAATATCCCCATTTACCCTGCAAAGTAGCAACAGCTGCTTTCATAGCAGTGTTATTAATCTTATTGTCAATTACAGATTTCAACTGGCTCGATTGTTCAGGTGTTAAATTGTCAAGTGTTTCATTAAACATTACACCTTTTGCGCCACCGTTCTGAAACATAGCAACTGCCGCCTCCATTGCATCATTATCCTGTTGCAACCTGCGCTTTAAAGGCTGCAAAGGATTAAAGCCCCTTAGATGTGTTCTATCGACAGGATCAAAATTAGGGTTAAAAGTTTTCCAATGAATTATATCTGTTTTATCTACAGAAACCATTTTACCTCCTATATCCAAAACGTAACCTAAAACGCCATATAAATCTTGTGGATCTGGAACTATCTCTACTTTGTTAGGAGGTATTAAATACATTTCTAACACTTCGCCGTTTTCTATACCACCTCTATTAAGCCAAATAAAAGACTCACCATTTAAAACATAAAAGCTAAATAACCCCTCAAAAAAAGCATCAGAACCTTGAGACGGATTAGGATTGTTTATTAATTTACTTAAAGCAGAATTGCTTACTATTTCATCCAATGCTTTTATCCTATCTAATTGATAGCGTTGCACATTATTAACTGGAGAATGTTTATAGCGCTTTAATGTTGTATTACTTTTAGGCAAATAACTGTAAATAGGCACATTAGATGCTTTTTTAGCAACCTTTTTAACCACCGTGTAAACAGTATCGTTATTGCTATAAGCATTTTGATCTTTATCCCATTTAAAAAATGTTACCGGCGCACCTACATAAACGCCTGGGAATGACATTGCTTTCTTTTGTATCTTTTCAATGCCTAAAAGTTTATTTATCCAACTCATTAGAATGCTACCCAACTGGGCGATTTTGTTGTAAGTTTAGTAAAGATGCCGTATCTCATTGCATCCAATAAATGATCATGCTCCTTTACAGGGCTTTCATCACTTGCTATATTTCCATCTTTATCCGTTTTCCATTTGTACGATTGCAACTCAGCTTTTAAATTCTTGCTTGCATGTTGAATGTACAAAGGATGTGATTTAACTTTCATGATGCCTGCCCATACATCTTTATCCGCCGGTTTACAATTAAAACCCGATCTGTTAAGCTCTTCAATCGTTTTTGGTTCAGCAGCATCACAAAAAATTTCATCACTCCTTGACAAATTTAACGATTTCAATTTACTTATAAGATCTGAAATTGTCAACTTAGGTTCATATAACATTTCCTGAACATAATTAGACCCCTCATAATGCTCTATCTTTACCAATGCTGTAGGTACAGTATACCCAAAATCTAAGCCATAAAAAACGCTACCTTTACCAGGTAAATCACTACATACTTTCCATTGCGTGTAAATTAATTCTTTTGAGGCTCCTCTTTCACCTAATCCATACACTTTCCACATAAAATCATCAGGAAGATCTTTATATGATTCTATATATTCAACCTGCTGACGGCTTAAATTGTGTATGTTGTCTAAATAAGTAGAATGTATTTTTTTGTTTTTGGGATTATCCGCAATATCATAAACCCATGAATTAAACTCCGCCGGGTTCCAATCCATGAAAATAGTTCCAGTAGTACGCATTGCTAACTGATCAAACAATATTTTATTTATCAAATTTGCTTCATTGATAAACAATATATCACGACCTGGGCCTCTTGCTTTACCCTCATCTTCTAAACCGAAAAGTTCAATATAACTGCCATTAGGAAATGAATAAACAAAGTCAGTCCATCGCATCCAGTCTTCGTACCAATTATTAGTATCTTTTAAAACATGCTGCAAGTCTCTAAAAGCTCCCCTTTTTATGTGAGGTAGTGAATGACTTACTATAGATATTCTTTTGTTTTTTTGTGTAGTTGCAATACTTACAAGTATCTGAATAGTTGAATAAGATTTACCAGACCTACTACCCCCCTCATTGCATATTATTTGATAGCCTTGTTCATATGCTTCATATGTCGGCCAAATTACTTTGCTCGGTATTGCCATTAGGTGAAATTATAACCTGCTTTAATTGAGGCATATTTACCTCTGTTTGTGATTTATCAGATTGCCCTAACCATTGTTTTCCTAACCAAATTTGCATGCCTCTATCTTTGTCTATAACAGCAGATTCATATTGTGCTAATCTAAGGCTTTTCATTCCTTTGGCTTTGTTTTTTGCCTTAAATGCCATAAATTCCATTCCTAAATCTATCTTACATCTGTCGTAAATAGTATTTTCATGACATCCTACAACGTCAGCTATTTCACTACCTGAACATCCTGCTTCAAGCCATTTACCTATTTGTTCCCAGTCTAATTTTATTAGGCTACTCATATTTTAATCCGTTTTTTATCATTTGTATATCGGCTTTAAGATCATTATCTTTTCTGCGAATGTACATTCTTTTTATTATTTGATAAATTGTTTTACTATATCCATAACATGGCAAAGTTTCTCTTATTGTAGTTCTTTGAATATTTAATTCTGTAAAAAGATACCAAACGTAAAGATATCTTGCTTTGTCATAATCTTTACTTTTTTTAGTCAACTCCCTAAATTTAGGGGTCAAATATTCAATCTCAATTATTGAGGCAACTTTATCAATTTGATTTGATTGCTGCTTCATTGCATTTAATCAAATATTGTTTTTGGATCTTTATCAAAGATACTTTTATTTATCATAATTTCAAATTTTATAAAAACTAAGTAATTTTACTTATTTTTTGATTTATTTCACATTTTCCTGCATTGTTTTTCCATAAAGTAACCATTTTAATCAAAAAGACATGATGTTGCGATTTTTCGCGTTTCCTTACTTTCCCCCCCCCAGATAAACACATTTTTCCGCAGGAGGGTAATAAAAGTAGAAAAAATCACGTACATCGCGTCTTTAATATTTATTTATTTGATTTTCAATATTTTAATACCTGTACGCGATTTTTTAAAATCATTTTTAAATCGCGTCATCACGTCCATTTTAATCATTTTTAACCGATTCAATCATGATTTCAATAACCTTTTCACTTCCTGACCTGCGCTGCTGGACGCGATTATCAAACCTTTCAGCGGCTTCATCAATACCTTTTCTGAATCTTTTTTGACTATAATCCTTTTTTTCAAGATCATTCTGAAGCAGGAAGTTAGAATAAATATTCCGGAAAGGCTCCCATTTATTCATATTGTCCTTTGTATGCCCATCCCACCAATCAAGGAACTCTTCGCCAAAATTTAGTCTAATATGCTTTCTTTTAAGCTTTTCACCATTAGCGACATCTTTCACGCCGTTGTTAAGGTAAAAGAATACCGACATGAACATAAGATTGTAAAACCTGTTCCATTCGTCTTTGTCCCAATCATCAAATAACTTATGGCCAAAATGATCCAGGGGGGTGTACTTTGAACTGAAAGCATTACTAAATTCAAAAACCCTTTGCCTACGCTTTGCGTGGTCGCCTGTGGAGGGTATTGTGTAGTTTGTGGTGAAAAGTATCTTAGGCGAATCTTTGTAAGGAATAAACAGCTCATCTTTGTTTTTCTTTTCCACAGTAACACCCTCCGTAATTATAGAGTAAAAGCCCTCAAAATCTACGTTGCGGCGCACATCCTCAATGGCTATTATTTTAGTATCAAGCCCCACGCGCTGAAAGGCGAAGTTCTTATCCAGTTTAAAGTTCTTTCCATCCACGCGCTCAATGTTTGACATGAAGCTCAAAGCCTTTACAAGTATGCCTTTACCTGTACCGCCGCCTTTCTTTTCGTCCTCTGTTTCTTCTGCAAGAATAACAGCGAAAGGGCGGGCTGGATCTTTATACCTATGCAAAAGATAACCCATAAGGCTCATAAGATATTCGACATTAGATTCATCATTACCGGATACCATATTCATAAACTTCCAAAACTCACATAAATCTTCAGCAAAATCAAAATCGACATCAATATCAAAATCTATTACCTGTGATTGCCATACAACATGACCCACTTCACCATAAGACATAAGCTTAAACCCTTGTGCATCTATTTTAACAATACCGTTCTTAAAAGGGAAGTAAGCGGCTTTGGCATCATCTTTCAATAAGTCAATATCTTTGGCATCCATAAACTCAAGGAAGCCATTAGCGAAATAAGCATCGGAGCCTTTCATTACTATTTCAAGTAATTCATTAGGGGTGATGTTGTCAAATTTAGCCGGCAGGGATTGTATGTAATTTTTTACGAACTTCTTTATCATTTCTGTTGATGCTTCCTGCACAAAGCCATCCTTTTGATAAACGAGGCGAAAGATGTTTGACTTCTTATCATAAAAGAAAAGATGAAAACCTGAATTATAAAGAAACTCACAAAGCTTATGTCTTTGCAGGGTTATGGTCTTGCCGCTTTTCGTTTCGTTTACTTCCCAGAATGCTTGTATCGTTTCGCCACGTTCTGAGGTTATTTCATCAAGTAGTATTTCGGCTTCGCGCTTAGGCTTATTGTGTTCGGTTGTAAGTACATCAATGATGCGATCTTTATTATGGCCCGCAGATATTAACCTATTGACAATTACAGAGATTTTTTTTTCTATGAATCCGCCCTGCTCACCGTAGCCGTCTTTTATCAATTCCTTTGCCGCTTTGCTAAAGTCGTTATTGTGTTCCAACATAGCATAAACAGCGTAGTTATTATATCCTTTTCCAGGTTCAAATTGTGAGGATGTGGTGAACACTTTAAACAACTTTAACCCTTTGTGATAATCACCTGAGCTTTTTGATTCCGTTTGTCCGGGGCGTTTAAATACCACGCGCTCATTTGTTTCATTCACTATCTGCCAGCCGTGCTTTATAAGTAGGGGAACAACATCGCCGCGTTCGTTATAATCTTGCCAAGGTGTCTTCGAATAACCGCTTTGATATTCGCGGACCGTTTGCACTGTTTCAATTATTTCATTAAATGATCTGCATACGGATAGCAGTTCATCTCTTTCATCTATTGATAGTATTGGAATATTGAATTCATTTTGGCGCTCATAGCCATCGGTAGGCGGTGCAATGACATAACCACCCTCACCGCGTGTTTCAATTAATACTACCTGCTTTACGTGTGG